CGTCTCCCTTAATACGGCACTGATTAGAGCGTGGTTATCCCGGACGCTCTTCGGGGAGTGCCCTTCGGTAAACGCATTGACATGCCTCTGGATATCCTCCTGGGTTATGTCATCTATTCGGATATCTTTCAAGTCCTTATAATTTTTCCTGGCGCGTTTATATTCCCGGACGCTGGAAGGGGACAGCACGACAGACCTTTTTTCGATGTAGGCCTCAAGGGCTGCCTGGAAAGTTAAGGAACGCGGAGCAGCAGTTTTTTTTGAAACTGCATAAGCAGCGGCGGCAGCCTCAGCCTCTCTCTTTCCTGCGGGCTTTGGATTGTCAGACGTGAATGATTTATAG